GATCAATTCGCCCACCTGTCCAGCATTCAACCCCTTCACCACGGTTCTGGCACCATAGATTTGGTCTATAGCGCGGTAAATGTGCTTCTCCAGTGGTCTGACGAAGCACCCCAGTGTGGCGTGGTATCTCGGGCTACGTGTCTGAATAAGCCGAGGATCCTTTCCAGGCTGAGTTGCCTCAACCTTCACAAACCCTGTTACAACAGCGTCTCGTACTGGATCGTACGCCCACCGGGATAGTGAGGCGACTGCGTTCTCGTAGATCTTCTTCTTCCCGCCGGAGTAATAGTTAGGGTAATCACCCAGTTCACACTTCACGACGTTTATAGGAAGTCTCCGAACAACGCGCCTGGCAAACCCCGCCAGGCGCTGTTGCACTAGGGTTCTCGGAGGCACATACCGCTGTACGTATCTATCTGTGTCCTTATCATATTTGTAAAGAACACGACGAAGCACAGCCATATGAGCCACGTTCACACTGGTGGAATAGACGCCCAATGGCTGTCCTATCCCAATACCGGGGATTTTCCAGACCCCCCGGTTTGTCTTGGGCTTACCCGCATCATACCCCACCCGAACGCCCCCTGGGGCGCCAACTAGCAGTGGCAACTCCATCGGGGGGAATTTGACGCGGCCCCGTCAATCCTGCCTGATCTCCGGTGCGTTGTGGGTGAAACCCATCAGCGACCAGAAATCCCTAGCCATCTCTGCCCTCCTTTGGCCAGCAGTTGCACTAAATCGAGCGGACTTAGCGTCAATTTCTGCGGCTGTTGGGATCCAGAATAGCTCAGCTGCCATTGGAGCTATCGCACAAATCTCGGGTTCATGCGTCCCCCGTTTCACAAGATAGTCCCTGATGTACTTAGCCACCATGACACGATCCGCTTCTTTGGGGTTTGCAATCGCTCCAAACTTGGCTTTGGCAGCTGCAACGGCACGGGCAGTGGCTGTCACACGCCGCACACGCTTCATTCTACGCGTATGTCGGCGCCCTCGAACCACACGGAGATCCTCATCCGGAATGCTGTCACCAGCATCCAAGATGTCCATCACGGTGAAGACGTCCTGCTCCACGGTTCGCTTAACGAACCGCACATTGGAAACACGGTAGGCAACATATGCGAGCCCGCCTAAGCAAGCCGCAGCCGCCGCCCATCTTACACCGCTGTTCATGCCTTTGACGGAAGTTATATTTGTGCCCTTTACAG